CAGCGAGAGATGGCGGCTTTGTAATTCCGTACATCGACCGCAAGTACATTAAGTGTCTAGGCATATTGGATTTTGAACGTGCGTTTGCTGAGATGCGTAAGCGTGAAAAACGGCTGTACGAACTGGTTAAATACCAAGTGCCAAAGTGCTGGCAGGAAGATGAAACTGAATCTAAATAAAGGATGATTATATGCAAGCAAAATCAACTATACAGTTCAAGTTCGACCCTGACAAGGAATACAAATGTCCAAAGGACAAGATTGATGCCTTGGTCGAGTTCATCACACAGCATGTGCAGGAATGTCCAGCACACTGGATTATCATGTCGCCAGACCTAGTGTCCGTGCTTCACATGTCGAACGTGTTTTCACCTACCCCCGTTATCTCCAATGCAAACGAGGAGGGAAGTGAATTCATATTCCAGCCGACTCACTCACGGGTTACACTGAATCTTTACGCATGCGACGGTGCAATGAACGCAGTGGTGTTCCCAGATTACGCAGATAGCCTCCACATCCTGAACTGTGGACATCCAAAGGATTTCATCGGCGACATGGACCCTGAATTGGTCTGGGGCAACCTTAAAAATGTTAAAATGGCAACGAGGATTATATGATTGAAGACAAGGAAATATACAGATGTCAACGGGCAGAACTTTCATCCAAGAAGGACGAGCTTAGCGAAAGTATCGATATGGTCGATGCCGTCAGGGAAATGTTGAAAACGTACAATGTTCGGCGTTTGTCCGCATTGAAGGCGAAGCTTGAACAGGAATGGAATGCGGTCGCAGATGAGTACGAAGAGTTCACCAAGGAAGAAACAGAAACGTTTGCAAAAATCACCAAGGAGTTCAGTGCCAACCAGATTGAATGCTGGTTTGCACAGGGCTATGACATGGTTGACCTTGTAAATGCCTACTTGCGTGGTGACTTGGAAAAGTACAAGGAGAAACCCAATGAGCACGAATGAAAACAATGGTTGTGAACTCTTTGACAACTACCTTACCGCAAAGAAGGCGTTGACTACACGTATCAAGAATGTTCTGGAAATCCTTGCCAAGTTCAATTCGTTGGACGTTACTCCGTCCGAAGCTGCACAGGTGGTCGCACAGGAAATCACACAGGTTTCCAGCCACCAGTGGAGATACAATTCAGGTCATGAAACAATCTATTGCGAACATAGTTATGGACACCGTTCGTATGGATGCTTCAAAAAGTGTACGGTGAAGGTTCCTGTCAAGTACCTCAACATGACAGACAAGGAAATCTCCAAAGAGAACAGGGAAGCTGCACTTGCCGCACTGGAAGCGAAGAAGGCCGAGATTGAGGCTCAGATTGCAGAGAAGACCAAGTCGATGAGGAGTTATCTGAAAAAGATTACTGCGGAGATTGACACTTTGAAGAAAGATGTTGAGGCTTTTAAGAAAGGCGGTAAATAGATGCAGGACCAAACAATAACATTCCACTGGCGTACCTTCGAGGAAGAAACTCCGCAGTCTGGGAGGGATATCCTTGTGAAGACACCAGCTTCTCCCCTATACTGGTGGACACGCACTGCTGTCTACGGGAGGCACATGATGCTTTGTTCAATGACATACCTCAGCAAAGCGAAGAGGGACGGACTGCTGTGGTGCTACTGCGACGAAATAGACGAACAGGCGCCCCCCGATTGGGAAGGCGTCTATTATCACGGTGGACGGAGAACTAATGGAAAAGCCTAACAAACTTGTCTGGACTGACCTTGTATCGGACGAGCTGAAAGATATGCTTTTCAACCTGAAATCCGACAACGGGTTTGTCCCGTTAGGAACCGTTGACAAGCTTGTCCAGCTTTTCGTCAACGATATCGAACGGTTGGGAAATCAGTCTTCGTAATCGTCGAAGAACAATCCGTATTCCCTCATCCATGCACGGGCCCCGATTTGTTCGGCCCGTTTTTTCATTTCCTTCACGTTGAAGTTGTACACGTCCCACCAAGGGATTTCAACAAGGAGGAAACTGGATTTTGCACCCATTGCCTGAACGCACAGGCGGTAGAACTCGTTGTCCTTCCCGTTTGTTGTAGACGAGATGATAATCTTGCGGTTCGATGCCCCTGACATCATTGTCGGGAAAAACTCCATGCATACTTCTTGTTGGAGTGATTTCGGAACGAAGGCGAATTCGTCCATGTACAGGTAGTTTACCGTGAGGCTCTTGATATCGCCTATGTGCTTGTATGATGTGGCGATAATTCTCGCGTGGTTGCTTTTGTTCCTGATTTCGTACTTGTTGTACTTGATGTCCAGACCTTCGTCGAACCATGCTTGCGGCAGTTTCGTCAAGGACAGGGTAAGCTTGGCTATCATGTCTCCTGCCCATTCTTTGCGCGTCGTTACCAGGGCGATGACGCAATCTGGTTCGAACAGGAACTTGTGCATGAGGAACAGAAGCACTTCCGCAGTTGAGCCAGACTGTCTCGGCTGTTTCAGTATCATGTTCGTCTTGTTGCCGCAGATTGGGGGAAGCTGCAACAGGGTCAGAACCTTCCGCTGGTAACCCCTTGTCGAGAGACGTACTATGCCGTCCTTGTTCTGGACGTAGGTGAATTTCGCAAGGTCGAAAATGTTGTCCTTGCACTTGATGAAGTCATTTTTCATGGTTTACCTCGTGTGTTTATTTTTGCCAGTAGACGGAATTGCCGACTGGCCGAAGCGTTAATAAAGTATATTTTCTCCAAGTCGGTTGACATTGACGGGATTTTATGCTATATTTCAGGTGAGGTTTATATGAAAATCAGATTACCTAGAATTTACTACATCCTTCGCCGCAAGTTCTGGAGCTTTGCCGCCCGTAACTGGCGTGGATGCGAATACTGTAACGAAGAAGTCCTCGTCAAGCTGCTTGGCGTGGATGTTGACTCTCCCGAGAAACCGATGGGCGACCAGTTCAACCAGCTCCTCGACAGCGTTCCTATCAACGGGAACAAGAGGAACATTGCCTGCTATTTCTATCCGAGGCGTGGCTGCATCGAGGTTACCGAGGTCGATGAGAACAGGAAGATAACCCCGCTGGAATCAATCTTTGTGAGCAACTGCCCAGAATGTGGCAGGGCCCTTCACAAAATCCATTTCAAGAAGAAGGGGTCTAATGTTTGAGGAATCCAACAAGATACTTGAAGATGCCCGTAGGCATCGTTTGACTGCCAATTCGGAAACGCAGAAAGCGATTAAGTCGGAATCAATGTATATACCCGCATTGGCCAAGGATGCGAAGTGCCTTGAAGGTAGCTGGTTCGTAACCCGTGATGCCGACGATAGGCATACCAAGTTTTACCATTGTTTGAAGATACGTCCTTGCAAGATAATTCCTTGGGGTAGTGATACTGTAGACAATTATTTTACTGATAGGTTATCCATAGTCTTTGATGCCATTGGTGTAGTGCTTAAAGAAGATTGCGGACGTGTCTGGTATGGAAATCATGAGGGGAAAATCGCTCCATCTGAATTGCGGAATGCACAGCAGATGACCTGGGAAGAAATTAAGAAAAAGTATAATGTTCATGAGGAGACTTATGACGGAAAAGGAACTTGACCGTATCAAGGCCGAATGGTTTGACCGTGGATGGCGGTTTGGATTGCTTGTTGGCATAGCCCTTGCGGTGCTTGCTGCAATTATAAATTCCGTTTTGTCGGGAGTTGCTTGATGGACTTGGAAAAGGAAAAAGACCGTGTACGACGTGAACAGGGCATAACGGGGTGTGAACACTGCAAGCACTTCGTTGAAACCCAAGGGACGGAGAAGAAGCCTGGTTGGAGGCAGTATTGCGGCCTCGGGAACTTCAATATCAACCGTGCCAGCTTCAAGGTGGAACAGAACACCCACGGCAAGAACGTGTGCCGTACACAGGACTATTACGAGTGGGAATTTGCTATTCCCAACCGCTGCCCATTACTCAGGCAGAAGGAGACGAAATGACTGACGCAGAAGCAGAACAGTATTCAATGCCGCTTGTCATCCCCGCAGGAAAACGCAAGATGGCTCCTCCACCGTGCCGTGTGAAACCTATTCCGTACTCTCTGAACCCAGGTAAACAGTACCGTAAGACAAGGAGAAGAAAATGAGCGTTTCGTTCTTCCCGAGTGTTCCGTACCCTGAGAAAATCGGGGTCAACATGTCGTATTCATCCTTCGGTGAAGTCAGGCAAATCATTGCAGGGCTCATCGACAAGGAGTTCTCAGACCTTATCAAGGAAGCTTACAGCGAGCATTTCCCCTCGGATTTCTACACCCGTTACGACAAGTGCTGTGACCGATTGAAGGGAACTGTCGGCGACGGCTTCTTCGAGTTTTTCAATAAGAGCGATTGCGACGGCGAGATGAACAAGGATGCCTGCAAGGACTTCCTCGCAGCGATGAAGGGCAAAGACCTTAACGAAATCGAGTGGGACTACCGACGGGGACAGGTAGAGAACATGCTGAAAATGATGCAGATTGTGGTGGATTCCCCGAAGGAAGACGCCGTTTTCAAGTGGTGGTAAAATCTGATACAAAGGCTTAATTATGAAAAAACGAGGTAAATATGCGTAACATGCTAATTGGATTCGTTTTAGGTATTATGATGTGCGTCCTCCTTGGCAACGCCGAGCATCATCCCCGCAGGATTTCCAGCAAGCTGCCATACCATCCATATATGGAAAGTAATCCAACCTCCTGGGGATTGGATTATACACGGGAAGTCATTGAAAGCAACATTAAGGTTCTCTTGGAGAACCAGGCGAAGATTTACGACCTCATCTATGACAGGTGCGGTTCAAACAGGGATTAAATATACACATGCATTTTAGACAAGAATTCAAGTTCAGGCTTGGCGACAGGGTTGTCTACAAGGACCCGAAATCTGGTGAAACCGAAGAGGTCACCATCCGTCAGCGAACCCTCATGATAGACAAGGACGGACAGAAGGTGTCCTATGTGTGCAGGGAAGGTGACCACAAGCATGTCGCCTACTGGGATGAAATGTCCGAGGAGGACCTGTCCTTTGCTGGGGAAGAACATGGCAAGGACGTGGTTGCTGGCGACATCATTGACGGGCTATGTGAACAGCTCGAAATAGGTGACACCGTGTTCCATGACGTGTATTACTGTGCCAATGGAATAAGCGTTAAAGACCGTGTTCCTAACGTCGATTTTACATTTGCAAAAGAGTTCAAAATCGACCACTTCAAGCTTGACTGGTATATCGAAGTAGGGTTCAAAGACGGTAAAGTGGTTGACAACGTGGATAAAGTGTATTACGACCAGCATGTACACGGAAAGCTTACTTTCGAGGACCTGACCGTTGGCGAGAAACGGTATGGAATGCCAAAAGGATTCCCGTTGCAGGAATGGGCTAGGTGTACCCATAAGGCCATCGGCGAGAACTTCGCCCAGGAGTATGTCTCCGCCTTGGACAGGAAAGGTTACGAATTGATTGGAAAGGACGATGCGAAGAAGGCATGGGAAACACGGGACGAGAAAGAACACCGTTTCTACGTTATCAAGCGCTGGCTGACCCATATAGGCAAGTTCGACGAGGTCGCAAAGCTGATGGACGAACGCAAGTCTAACCCTACGAGAAAAGTCAAGAAGAAACCCGTGAAGAAACCCGTGAAGAAGTCTGACAATACCGCCTTGGATGACATCATGGCTAAGTTGAAGTCCGACCCGTCCTTGCTTGCCAAGGTGAAGAAAATGTTGTAACCAAAACAAACTAACCTAATATCTAACCATAAGGAGTTACCATGAAACGAGGAATACTTATTTTGCCGTTATTGATTGTGAATGCCTATGCAGGAAATTGTTACCGTATGTCCCATGATGAACTTCACGAAATAGAATCATCATATTGGGACAACTCGTCGCTATCAGTGAAGTTTCCTTCTGGGGTACGATGTGACAATGCGGTGTTTCTCAATGTGAGCATGATTTCGAGGTCTGGCTGTATCTCTGAGATTGGAAACACACGAGATATTATTCTGAATGGACGCCATGATAGAGTTGTTTTTGATGAATTTGGAATGCCCATAGAAAATATTGATAACATGGGTCAGAACGCAAGCTGCGAGAAACTGTACTTGGAATTCAAGGCAAAGGTTAAGGACATGCGTTAAATGCACACATGAAGGAGTGAAAATGAAAGTGAAAGAGTCTAAGCCCGATTACAGCTTGCGTGCGCTTGTACACGTGATGGTTCCGAAATATGGTACTCTCCAGTGGGCATACATGCCGAAGGCCCGTTTCGTCATACTGGTGGATGCTGCGTATGAAGACATCTCTGCTGAAAAATGGCTGGAATCGAACAGGGTAACCAACGAGTTCATCGAGTGCTGGCGTACTGTTGCCGAAGTCAGGGAATACGCACAACGTTTCCACCTGCTTGCAATCCCATCGGATTTTCTCCTAAAGGAAATTTTGCATGGCTATTATCCAGCGAAAATTGATGGGAAGATTGTCGATGAGCTTATGAAATACCCTCGCGAGCCAGACAAACTGCTATCTAGCATAGCAAGAGGGTTAAACAGCGCTTATGAACAGATTTAATACTGCTTTAAGGAGGCATTGTATGGAAGAAAAGGAAGAAAAGAAACTTTACAAGGAAAGACCAGACTTGGTGGAAGCGTTGAAGGGAAAATATTTCCGACCGTTTTCACTCGTCAAAGGATACGATGGGTATGAATCCGACTCATTCGCCGAAATCAGGTCAATCTCGGAACTTGTCGGTCAGAGAGAAGTAAAGTTGATTCTTAGATTGGTATCTTTTGGCAAGGGTGATAGATATAGCGGAATCACCGCCGAAACATCACTTCCGTGGTGGATATCCAAGAAGTATGCTGACGACGAACTGACGGCGAATATGGTCATTGATAAGATGAACAAGACACAAACCCGTGAAGAACTGGTCGAACTGGCCAGAAAGACGCTAAACCAGTCTTTACAGGTGATGGAAGACATGGGTATATCCAAAGAGGAAATCCTGAGGTAAGCGATGACGGACATGACAATCAGACTGTATATCGAAGGCAATTACCTGTGCGGCAGACTCTCTATCAATGAGTGGAATGCCCTGTGGACCCGCTATGAAAACGACCCGAACTCGAAAATCATCGACCACCTTGATGATTCCGAGAACGACCGAGACTACGCCATTATCGAAACCACGCTGCAAACCGTGCTTGACAAAGGTGCCGTCATGGACTTGCAGTTCCTTAGGGCAGTAAAAGAGGGCGACAAGTGGCAAACCAAGTGTTTGTACTAGCAATATAAACTATTGTTACTATGGAACAGTTGGACTGTATAGTTAGCATCACCAGTTGGAAAGGACGCATAAGCGATAAAGATACCGCCTATGCGTTATTTTCGTTGATTCGGCAGAAGACGAAGTACAAGTTTAAGGTAGTTCTTACTCTATCAAAAGAGGAGTTTCCGAACTTGGAGAATGACTTGCCCGAAGACATACGACTGATGTATGAGGGGAACGCTATTGATATAGTCTGGGCCGATGGTAACTATAAAGCCCTGAAGAAGCTATATCCTGTGTGCAAGCTCTATGATTGCCCCATAATGACTACCGATGACGACGTGCTTTGCAAAGACAATACCATAGAAGCCTTCATGGATGCCCACATACAAGACCCAAAGGTGGTTTTGTCGGAGTGCGGTATCAATGTGTTGGGTATGCCACTAACAGGGTATTTTAGACTGTTCCCAAAGGATTCGTTCTTGGATGTAGACCCGAAGTATTTCAAAGAGTGCTTTCAAACCGCCGAAGATGACTTGTATTTGGCAACTCTGATGCGGCTTAAAGGAACCCACCTGAAATACCTGCATACTGGACTGGTAATGGAAATTCCTAGGAAAATGAATGACGGAACTGCGTTAAGGCACACGTATAACCGTATAGATAGGAATGCTTGTGTAAACAATTTGATTGGACGGTTGAAACAAGATAAAATTATAGAGTAGATGATTATCTAAATTGGGTAGAAATAGAAAAAAATTATTTATCCAAATCTGATATAATTTTTTTAATACTTTCTTTATGTTTATTCATAAATGAAGAATGCCAACCATATTCTTCATTAGCCCAATTATCACAAACTGGTAATTGGTTTATTTTTTTTTAGATAAATCTAATGTTTGATTTGAAAATACTAATCCATTATACTTTTTATATGTAATTGCATCTACAATTTCTTGATGATTTTTAATTTGATTATACGGGTCATAAAATAAAACTAAAACATTTTTTTCTGTTTTCATGCGTTCAGTTCTTCTAATAAAATTATCAATGATATATTCCCATATACGATTATATTTTATATTATTGCCATTTGGCCCGAATGCAGTTGGTATAGTAGCATTTGCATCGAAGAACATGTGGTGTTGGAAAATTTTATACTTTTCATCTATCTCAATAATAAAGTTATTATTTAATCCATAACCTTCTTTTGATAACATTATATTTTCAAAATTTAATTTATCAAAATCTTTTATAAATGAACTATATTCTTGTGGGTTCACAAAAGCATGCCATATTAGCGGATTGCTATATGGCATTTGCAAAACTTCTTTATATACAAACCCACCTAAACAATTATTTGAAATTATATTCATAGCAATTTATATTGTTCATCTAAAATGTTTTTGTATGCAAAATTATCACAAACTGATATATTGTTTACTTTGATTAACTTTACACCATCCATAATTGTTTCTTCAGATACTATGTTAAAAGTAGTCTGTGCATAACCATCAAGTTTTGAATCTCTAGTTTTATTAGTCTTAGCCAATCTTTCATTTAATTGCGTGTTTAACACATTATTATTTATGTGTGTTGGATGTGTAATATGGCCTAAATTTTGTGGAACTCTTACATAATCAAACCGTGAACTGTATTCATTATCCTCATATCCCCAACCTACAAATAAATTTGAAAATCCATTAAAATTAACAAAGTCTGTTTTTTTCATGAAATTAAACGCACCAAAACCTGTAGGGCATACGTAAGTTTTAGTAATTATTGGTTTATTATCTTTTAAAGTTATTTGACTTATGGATTTAAACCCTATTAATGGTTTCTTTACTATATCATATATGTCAATCCAGTCTACTTTTCTTAAATGAAAAATGTCATTATCAGATAGTGCTATATACTTTCCAGTAGCAAGTTTAACTCCTATATTAAATAATTGTCCTCTTAAAAATGGCAAGTTATCAGCTTGTTCGATGACAATTATCTCTTTATTCATCTCTGTATAAGTATCTTTGATACTTTTAATGCAATCTATAAGATTTTTACCACCACGGTTTACTATAATAAATGAGGTTAAGTCTTTCATGTTTATCCTAAAATTCGTTAAAGTTATAATTCGGAAATGCTATTTTCCATTTCTCCTGTAGTTCTGGAAAAGCCTTTAATATGTTATACTTTAATACATGTTGTTTTTTATAACATTTTCCGTTTATTTTTATTATTGTATTATGCATTTCTTGTAATAAGCCAACGTCTTGTAATGATTGTATAGTTTTAGCTTTTTCTTTATCACTACAAAAGTATATCTTAATTCCATTTTTAATTAAAAATGGGTGAATAACACTTTCATCACATTTAGGGCAAATTTCTTTTATTCTATTCCAATATTTATCTGTAAAGATTTCAACTGGAAATGCGCCAGGTGTAAAACACGTTTGCCCCAAAAAATAATTCGTAATACTCGCAATTTTATATGAAGAAATTGGGCACCAATCATAAATTATATTCAGCGTATCAGGTTGTAAAACACAGCCTGGTTTTTGCCAAGATATTACACACGGCGCTTTAATTTCTTTATACCGATTTATGCAGGTTTCAATTAAATCGTTATCATAAATTATATCATCATCCATCGAAAATACAAAGTCATTATAATGTTCTGGATAGACACGCCATCTTTTAAAACAATATTCATTATATTTCGTCCATTTTATTTTAACATCAAATGCTTCACATGTTAGTAATAAATCATTAGGAAGGTCTTTTTCTTTATTTGGAAATTCTTCTTCCGCTAGCCAAAGATAAAATATATCTGGCTTAATTGTTTGTGATTTCAAATATCGATAAATTGCTGGACCTACTTGATTTATTCGTTTAGTCCAAGAAGTCATTGTAACAATAATTTTATTTTCCATAATTAAACAATCTCTCGTATTTTTCTTTTATTTTAGGAAAAGCATCAAGCACATTTGCAAGCCAGATATCTCTTCGTTCTAAGCCATTTGCTTCACGTTGATGTGTCATAGGAGCTAGTCCGTTCCACATATTTATCCCTTTGCTAATCTGTGTTCCCCACCCAAAATTTAACCAAATAATAGGTACATCAAAATAGACAAGCCAAGGCATTATCCAAGACTCATCGCAAATAGGTGTGCATTTATCTCGTGTTTCGTAATAGCCTGTTTCGTATATTGCCTTAGGGGTAAATTTGACTGGAAACATTGAATTGCCATTTATTCTGCCAACATTAACATGCGGACCACCAACAGGTGAAACTGGATATAAAATATGTTTTCCACGATAACTATGCAAAGACGCTACATTATAAGATATGACTGCGTTAGGATATTTTTCATGCCATCTCATTACAGTATCAATAAGTGAATTTGCGTAATAAGTATCATCATCAATGATAAATATACAGTCATCTTCTTTTGCTATGTGAAAAATCTCATGCCTTTTGTGGCAGTAAGTATTCTTTGGTAGCCAATGAAGAAATACATTATCTACATTCAGCATAGCCTGTAAATCTTGTGGCAAATCCTTCTCTCTATTCGGAAATTCAGGTTCTGCTAGCCACAAATGAATTTCATCAGGGGTTCTTGTCTGTTTCGTCAATAGCAAGTAAATAGCCTTACCTACATTGGTAATTCTGCCAGGATAGCTTGTCATTGATACTATTACTCTTTCACTCATACTCTCAGTTCCAATTCATTTCCGCCTCAAACGATAACATCATTCGTAGTATCGTCCTTGAACTCTGCGTTTGACTTAAGTTTTTTCTTCTCCATCAACTGTGCAATGAACGCATTGTACTCATCATCATCAAATGCGTCCATGTTTGCAAATGCGTCGGCGTTTCCGTTAAAAGCAGGGTCGCCAAACCTCATTTCGGGATGCGGGCTGCTAGAGATACGTTGCATCAGCTGGTCGAACGAGCTTCCGCTTCCGTAGTCGGCCTTGGGTTTCGCCCGTTCCCTTGCAGCATATTCAGCCGCATCACGTTCGACCTTTGTCGGCACCTTCGGGTTAGTAACAGGCGGGATGCCGACGTGGGGTGCGTTCTTCATCTTTTTCAACAGGTCTTCAAGAAATGATGCCATAATGATAGTCTCCTTATGTCAATACCTTTCTAGTTTATAACCTCTTGCAAACTGCCCCACTTTTTGTATATTTAGGAAAGTTTTACTGCAATGTCAACCCTTTCCTTTCAGCAGATATAAACTGAAATGTAATCTCATACGGACCTTATGACAGAGACCTTTTGCTGGATTTGCGGCATCCTCGGCGCCTTCTTCTTCGCAATCAACCTCGCCCCCCAGATAATCAAGTGCTACCGAACCAAGTCGTGCAAGGACATCAGCCGCATGTTCCTTGTCTTCGCCTTCTGCGGGAACATATTCAGTGCGGTATTCGTGCTGTACACGAACATGAAGACTGGGCTGTGGCAGTGGCCAATCTATTTCAATTACGGCACGGCTACGGTTCTGACCGCAGTCCTCACCATCCTGAAGATTCGCTACAAGTAGGCTTTCGGTTATAAACTCAATGTGAAAGCCCGACAGGACACAGGACATGAACGACACGATGAACACTCCCGTCACCCCCGAGATGTTACAGGAGAAGGACAGGGAGATAAACGAACTCAACGACACCATTACCGAACAGAAGTGCAAGCTTAAACGCAACCATCGTGTTGACGAGGATGGCAGGATTAAGTCGGGCGGCGACCTGATACACAACATTCGGGATTTGAAACGCCCTATTGCGATGCGGTACGTGTTTTCCCAAAATTCAAAGGATACCCCCATGTCGTTAGACCTAGGGGAATGCTTCAAGTATTACCTCGAAGATGTATGTGAAGAAATGCACCGCTTCGTGTCTCGTTACATTAAGGGGGATATGTACGTGTGGGTTGGACCCCATGAATTCGAGGTTGACCACATCGAGAACAACTACGATGGTCTCAGCCCGCATGAGTTGGCCGAGGAACTTGCCAAGAAGGATGCCGTTATCGCCGACAAGAAAGGGGCTATCGGCATTATTAACAGCTTGCTTGCCGAAGTGGACAAGTGGGAGCACTTCAAGTATAAGGTCGGGATTGCAGATACCGAACTGCTTCCTATGTACGACAAGGTTGAAAACGCTTCCAGCAAGACGCTGGACCTCGACCTTGCCGAATGGTATCGTGAGGCATTCTTCACTGTGGTAGATTATCTATACAAAGCGATTGAACTGGAAGATGCTTGCGAGGAATTCAGGCAGTAAGCTTAGCATACTCCCACGGCTAAATAGCGAAAAATCTAGCAGGACCCCTTGACAGTCCTGCTTTTATTATGTATATTCTCTTTGAAACATAAGGAAATATACAATGAAAGCACCTTACTTACGAATTTCCATCGCCGACAGCGACTTCACCTCGTATTACGAAGCCCTTGCCAAGCCCATTTACGAGCTGCTCGAATTCAAGGGTTTCCCCAAGGTTGACGACATGATGCTCCAGCAGTTGAAGGAGCCTATCGCAAGGCTGTGGAACGCAGTCGAAAACACGTACTGTGCCTTGAGCGGTCGTCCCATTACCGACCACTACCCGTACTTCCTCAGTGAACTCAGCCTTGAAGTGGTTGACTTTGCCGACATCGAGTGCGAAAGTGCCGAAAGCATCTATGTCGCATTGTTCAAGGTTACCAACGACCAAGATTACGCAATTCTTGGATAGGGGGTTACCATGGCGGAACATTACGAAATCACTGAGAACTTCAAGGAACTCCAAGTCGGCAGGACCGTCAAGTTGACCTCGGTTAACCATCAGGAGGTTATCGACATTGCTGTTGGCGTGGTGAAAAAGATACACAAGGACTGTTTTGGCTACGTGTATGTAACCTTTTCCGACTACATTGATACACGTCACAGGGAAGGTCTGTTGAAAACCCATACACGCAAGTGGTACGACGGCGACATATGTGATGACTACTATCAGGGAGAATGGACAATCAAGACTAGCGTCAGCCTTGGTAAGGCATCTGACTACAAGGAGGTCGCCAAGGAACTCGCTAGGCTCAACAAGATATGGATTAACACCTATACGGATAGATTGGCCGTATGCAAGAAAAATGTTTCCGAATACACCAAGTATCTAAGGAAAGAGAAGAAACTGCTCGAAAAGCTGAGCGAACAGTTCGGAATTTAAGGAGAACACCATGCAAGAAATTACCGCAGTCTGCAAGACGACAGACTATAACAAATGGGGAATGACCGATGACCCCAAGGATTTGACAGTCGGTGCGAAATATACGGTTGACTACGTGGTTATCCACAGCAGTTACACTCAGGTTTACCTCGTAGGTGAAAAGCCGCAGCATCCGTACAACTCGTGCAACTTCGAGTTCTTCGACAAGGACGGCAAGGAAATCGACATCGTGGAATATTTCAACATGAACTGCGGCATGCACAGGTGCTGATTGGGGGACGGCATGAACAAAATTGTAAAGTTCTTTAACTATATATTTTCACTTTGCGCCGTCGATACCGTATGCAAGTATATCTTCTGGATGGGCATGTGGGCGCTCAACGCATTGTGTTATGAGACCGATACGGCATGGTTCAAGATATCCGTTGCAATGCTTGTTATTGATACGGTAATGTTCATCTGCTACATGTACGGAAAGCATACTGGTAGGTCATGAAACAGGCCATGAAACAGGTCATGTAGATTATTAATAAGGAGATTATCACCATGTTCTATATCGAAAGAAGCGTACAGGGCCCGTGCCTTTGTAGCGACCTGCACGACTGCTTGGGCATGAGTTCCAAGGGTCTCGGATGGTTCAGTGACGGAAGCATAGCGCTCGCCTTCCTTACCAAGGAGGAAGCCGAGGCTTTCTGTAAATCGCATAAGTTGAGCCTTGACGCTGACAAGAATGGTTATGAACCCCGTTATGTCATCGTAGAGGAACTCCGTCGTCCCGAGGTTCAGGACATTGCGGACAAGTACGGGTTGCTTTTCCGTGGCACCGATGTTTTCATTACATGGGGTGCGCAGGATTACAGGATACGTATCGTCATGAACACCGACGTTGCAAAGTTTCCGTTTACCCGTTCACAAAAATACGAATACGTTGTCGGGGCACGACTTGTCAAGACAATTCATGGCAGCAATGCGTCACCGACAATCATCGAAGAGATTCACAACCCTAGCTACAAGCAGCTTGACGAGTTTGTAGCCAAGTGCGTACGTGAACATAAAGTTGGCTGTGCACCGCAAGGAGACTGAAATGACGACAAACGCACCGAACAAGTGTAAGCCATTGAAGAAGCCTAAGAAGGCATCACCCGCACCTCCCCCGATGAAAGGTGTGCGTGTTCCGTTCTTGGACATCTTTGCACTTCAGGAGGAAGTCAAAAGGCTCCGCAAGGAAAACGAGAATATCAAGAAGGGATTACCCGTATGGAGGAAGGCATCTGGTCTCGACAATGTCGATGACAATACATGGTGCATCCTGTACAGCAAGCTATACGGCATCGGAATCGGGTATTGGAGCACCCGCTACGGATGGATGTTCCACAAGGAGAACCTCATCCAGACGGACAGCGTGACCCACTGGATGCCGTTCCCTGATGAACCCGAGGATTAAGCACAATCAATCATCGAAGAGGTACACAACTTATGAAAACCTACAAAGGGCAAGAACTAATCAAGGCCGCTAAATACCTGCAAAAGATGGGCAGCGTCCGTTCTAAAATCGAACAGGACTTCACACTGGATTCAATCGACGTTGAAGACCGTGAAGCGACAGTCCACTATCTCGGCAAGGTAGAGGGCGAAGATGCCAAACTTAACGTGACCGTGTACAAGGCAAAGACTTACGGCAATGTATATGCGGCCTATCTTGCTGGACAGCGTTTCGAAGAAAAGGAGTATGACAGGGTCTACATCTGGCTGCATTCCATAACAAAGCTCGATACGGAAGAGGCGAAGACTGGCAAGCTGCAGCTCCTTCCAGAACAATGGAAGAAAGTTCACAAGGACTTCATGAAGAAGTTCTTCAAGGATTTCAACATCGACAAGCATGACCAGAAATGGTCTGAGTGCTTTGTTGAGTTCCGTTATCTAGGTCATGGCTCATTCAACGATGTCGATGATGAATTTGGGTTGATTCTCCTTTCCTACGACCCTGCATTGAAAGATTTCAAGAAATCTTCAGACGATTATCAGTTTGACATAGATATCGGCATTTCCAACGACACCACGAAACTCGCTCTTGGCTACTATATCCACGATTACGCAAAAGAATTGAATGCTGCATTCAAGGCTGTGCTTCCTATGGCTGAGAACGGCATTAGCAAAATCATTGAATATGGCGGCTCTTCGGGTTATTACTATGTCGAGGGAACCTATGACGAAATCCTTGAAATCTGCAAGGGAATGAAGGAACGCCTGTTCGCATACTATGACGAAATCATTAAAGCCCGTGGTGGAAGCCCGAACTGGCGTTCCGCTATCAGATGGGAAGAAAGTGGCCCGATTTATCCTGCAGACTCGGAAGAATCCGCCAAGGCAAAGGAACTGCTTGACGCAAAGGAAAATGCCTTGAAGGCGGCAAGCATCGAGCGTGTCGTAAAAGTGGCTAAATCATTTTACAATGTCAATATTGTCGGGTTGTTCAAGGACAGTACCATAGAATGCAACGGCTACCGTTTTGCCGACAGCGTTACCATCAAGGTTCCCTACAAGTTTCCGAAGATTAAGGGGTCCAAGGTGGTCATGCAGGATAAGGTTCTCGAAATCGACTTCTATCGTGATGACTACCCGAGGTCTTACGGAGAAGGTCGCTACAACGAACTCACTGTCACATACTCTATTCCTGCAATCTACGGTACGATGAGCGGTGAGTATGTCACATTTGATGAAGCGCTCAAACATGACAGCGAGAAGCTGATGACATTGAAGCCGACAAGGAAGAAAGGCAGGGCATTCAGTAGTGAAAAATGGGGAGCATGCAAGAAACCTGTATTCACCTACATTCAGAACCTGATTGATGACCTGGACAAGTATCTCAAATACAAGGGTTTTGCACCCAAGGCATAAAAGAAAGGCTTCCAATCATGTTGGAAGCCTTTTAAATATCCTGACTTGGTTAGAACTCGGGTTGGTCTTCTTCATTGCCACCAATCTTTCCTGCATCATCGTAGCCTGAATAGTCCAAGTCATTTGGCATCCAGAAGCAAATCGATGGCCTACCCAAGCACGTCCATTTGAAACCATAGACATTTCCATCGTCACTTGGGTCAAAGCTAATTTCTCCTTGCATATATTGCATAGCGGTGTCCGTTATTTTATCATACGGAGATATCATGCTGTATTTTTGTATATCCGATGTGACCTTGCATATAGGAGCCGCATGTAAGAGGTTTTCTCTATGTTTGGCCAATTCTTGTAAAGGTACGTTCTGTGACAGAACTTGGACAACAGGCGTTCCATCCTCCACATCGTATGTGCATATTTTACCAATGTCGCTTTTACCCAGCTCGGATGAATTTTCTTCTGGTCTAAATTCATTTCCTTCTTGTGTAAATTCCTCAGTTGGGTCATCGGAGATTCCTTCCATGCAAACGTTGGTTATCTTTCCGATTGCATCGACCTGATTTTTGCTCAGTCCGAGCTGGCTTACGCCTTCCATGAAAATCTTGATTCTTTTATTCATATCGTTACCATAGGTGGATTCACCTATTAGTTTATAACATGATGGGTTGAAACCATCGGAGCGTGGCGTAATGTTATCGTACTTTACGTATCCATTGGCGTCTCGGCAGGCATCCAGCCGTTGGAACTCCTTTAGGCAATAAGGGCAGAACAGGCGCCCGTTGTACTCTTCGACGCCATAGGCGCTACAACCGCAGTGAGAACATGCTGCTTCACCTTCGACTGATTCGCCGAAGATGTGCATGTGTTGCAGGTGTTCTTTCGCCTTTTTCTCGGATTTGTGTGAAGACAGGATTTTACCTGTTTCGTGGCTCTTGATAACCCACTCGGCCAGTTCGCCCTTCGAGTTGCGGTGGCCTTTCATGTGGCAGACATATTCGTACAGTGGTTGCATAGGGGAATCCAACATTGTTTCCCCTACAGTTTATAACTAAAATGGTAGTGTGTCGTCCTCGTTGACAAGTAACAGTGACGTTAGCTCTGACTGGCTTAACGTGAACGGAGGGTAGTATTTCCCCTTCAAGTATTGCCTCGGTCTATTCCATTTCTCGTAGAGCAGGAACGGCATGAGAACACGTGATACGAAACGGTATGCCCGAATCATCTTGGTTACGAACGGGCTGTGGAAATCCTCTGGGTACATCTCGTTTAGGCGTTTGTAGGCTTCCTCGTCGGAAACCTGTTCGCCATAGTAGTCCCCAGTGATGCTTCCGTAGATTTCGCTGAAATAGACACACTGGCGGCAACATGATGTTGCGTAGCGACGGCAACGGTCACAGACGTTCATTTTTCAAACTTCTCCTTCAATTGGAGATACCGCTTGTACTCTGCTTCTTCTTGTGCCTTTGCGAGGGCTTCCTTTTCACGGCGTTTCGCCTCTTCCTCTTCACGCTTCTTCTGTTCCCAGTATTCCTTGTGCCACTTCTGGAACTCCTTGGTCGCTTCTTCCTTGTCGCCGTCAAGGTACTTCCTGATGATGGAACTCGGGACAGGGAAAGTGTAATATTCGCCCTCGCCCATAATGACTTCTTCTACACAAAGCTTGATAATTTTGGGTATAGAACCTTCGGTAATAAGCCCGTCATATTCAAAGTCCTTATAATACCAAGAGCCATTGCAATCCTTGAAAAATGCATCCACCATCTTGTCAAGTTCGCTTTCTACCTCGTTGACAATCTTCTGTGCATCGTGGTATGCTTTAAGTTTTTCCATGCTGTTCATGTTAACTCCTTGTTTTCTAGTGTGTTAAGATAATTCTTGTCATGTTCAAAATAACAGATATCTTTGAAATGGACCTTATCGTCAAGCAAGTCCTCTGGATTGAACTCTGGTATTTCTACATAGTCTCGGTTTTCGGTGTCCCATTTCCATTTCTTCGAGCCAGCCCTGAAACATTCTGAAATTGATATCTGGTTCTTAATCATCTTAATCAGCAGTTCATTGCTGACTTTGGCAAGAATCTCATCATCAGGGATGTCGTTGTATGCGATATAGGCATCGCCGTCAGTGTCCCTGAGGGTTTCAATCAACGGGCCGTCATACCAGCACAGGACTTCTTCTTGGATTAATTCTTGATAGTTCATTTTATTCCTTTCAGCAACACTTTGGGTGGACATAGCCTTTATTTATAGTAAGTTTTCCATTCACTGCGGGTGTTCTTCACTTGGAATACACCCCATCCATAAGTAGTCTCACGGAGTATCTTGTTGTCGTAGTCATGGTATTCGTTGTACTTCTTCCTGTAGTGACGGAAGTAGCGTTCCATTGCGTGTTTTGGGCTTGCCGCACGGACTACATAAATCGGGCGGTTGCTATCCCAGAACGAGCCGAACAATTTTTCGCTCCTGCGGATTTCATAAACGTCCCAGGTCGCCACCGCTTCACGGAGACGATGGAACGCCATCTTGTTGTCACGCTTGACCAAGATGACACCAACGATGATGCTTACAATAACAGACACAGCTACAACTGCTGTTACCCACATATATCTATCTCCTTATTTATGGTTGATTGGTTCTTTGTAATGGTGGACTTCCACCGTTCTCTTCACCGTGTCAACGATGAGCAAATCCAGATTGGAAAATGGGAATCCCTTGGAGTTGATGATGTCGTACGCACTGATGCCCGCATTACCGTTCACGTAATGATAGATATAGCGGATTAGCATACCGTGCGAAATTGCGATTACGGCGTTCGTGCTGTTCTCGTGACGGATATCGTTTCCCATGTCGTGCAGCACGATTTTCGCCCGTTTCTCCATCGTGGAAGCGGGGAGGAACACCAGCCTGTTGAACTCCTGTTCCGTAATTTCCCAGAACTTCTTGTTCCCGAGAGCCTTGCAATCGAATTCTCCTAGGCTCGTGGTCACTTCGGTCGGGAGACGGTCGAAAAGCAGTTTCGCCGTGCTGATGCAACGCTTGGTCGGGGAGCTGACGATAACCTTCCTGTCTGCTTCTGGGATGAACTTGCCGACACGCTCTTCCCAGTCGTCTGGCTTGTCATAGAGGTTGATATCGGTGTTTTCGTACCCAGCAACCATCGAACCCGATAGGTTGGCCGAAGTCGGTGCATGTCTGATGAAATAGAATTTCATTATTTATACCCCATTATTTTGTCAACATATTCGCACAACTCTTCAAGGTCTTTGTCGTACTCGACATCCATAGATGCGACGCTATCCATGTCCAATGCGAACACTTCTTTGAACTTGTCATCTTCCTTTACATACCGCTTTGGCAGGCAGTCGGAATAGATGAATTTGCTGCTATCCGAAGGGTCTACCCTGCAGTCTACGCCATAGAACATATTTCCGCATGGGAAAAGGGCGATATACCATTTACCGATGTCCGACGGTTCGATAACGAGGTCCGATTCACGGTTGTAAATCAGTTCCTTGACGATATCCTTCTTAATCCACTGGCAGAACATGTAGGCTTCTTTAAGCTGCTTGCCCCAATTCTTGGTCAGGTCAAAATCGTAGTAACTTTCTTCGCTCAACATGTTAGCCATCCCTCTTTACAACATCGTCAAAGGTATTGCACGGTTCAGGCGGAGGAATTGGTGCACCGCACGACGGGCAGTAATAGGTGCGCTTGAAGGGGGACAATGCGGCCTTGTTGAGAGCGGCGAGTACATCCTTCGTGTAGATGAAGTAGCACGGCTTGTTCCCTGGACGGAATGCACCCTCAACCTCGAAATGGTAGAGCGTGCTATGGTCATTCACGTTCTGCAATGGCTTGTCTTCGGAAAGGAGGTACAATCCAACGCACTGTTCCCCTTCTGGGATAACGGGGATTTCCTCTGGGAAGTGGTGAACTGGGATTGACGACTTCCTTGATTCGAGTTCGTTGTACATGTGTGCCAAGTCGTTGTACTTGTCCACCAACTTGTTCAACTCGTCTAGTTCCTTGTCGGCCCTCTGCGATTCCTGACACGATTCGCACCTGCTTACCTGGAAGGCGTTCGCGGACTCCTGCAATGCGAGGATGTGCTCCTTCAAGTTGTTGTTTGCCTTCTTGAGCTTTTCCATCTCTTCAAGGTCGTATCGGTAGCTTTTCAGAAGGGTGATGATTTCTCCTTCTGTTGCCACGCCGATGTCCTGCTCGTCGAGAAGGACGGTTACAGCGTCATCAGTATGGGCCTTGCGGTATTCGTCAATAAGGATTTTGAACACTTCGTGGGAAACGAGGACGCTCTTGTCCATTGTTTCAATAGCATTTTCAAGCGAGCACATCGGAAACTCCTTTTTGTTGTTTGTCAGGATGGTATAAATATATTTTATTAATGTATTTTTGTCAAGGGAAAAAACATGCTTCCATACGAAACAAATGAACCCAAATTGAAATCAGTTTTCCAAGCCGAAGGTCACAACCCCGTGTATCAGGCAGAATGTTATAACCCCGCTATCAAAGCCGAGTGTTATAACCCAGACATCAAGGCCGAGGCATGCCCGTTCCAGCCGATGCCGAAAGAAGAATGGTAGGATGCCTTGCCAAATTCGGAAAGATTAGTTATATTTTTGCTGATTACGTGCATTTTTAACAGGATTTGATTTATGATTATCATTGACCCGCACCCGTTTGTGTTCAAACAGGTCAAGGCTATGTTGAAGGAACTGTGCGACAAGCCGAAGTACGAGAAAGTAATGGTCGTGCTAGGCTACAACATCATGCAGTGTTCCGAAGCGCTTGCCCTGAAAAAGAAGCATCCCGATTACAAGCTGGTGGTTTACAACTTGGAGCAGCTCTATGTTGGAAGCCCTTGGCTGAATGCCAATACTAGGGGATGGTTCATGCGGGCCGACGAGATTTGGGACTACAACTTGGAGAACATCAGGTTCTTCTCTGATGTCCTCGGGTACAGGGCCAGCTACCATCCGATTAAGTGGGTCGAGTCCTTGAAGACGCTGGAACAGGTGAAACCAGAGGAAATGCTGTACGATGTCCTGTTCTACGGCGAGGAAACCCCGAGAAGGAACAAGCTGATAGGCGAGATGAGGGCCGCACACCGCAACTGGGCAATCATCACTGCGACGGGAGTTACTGGCCCCGCACTTGACTTCCTTATCGCCCATTCCAAGATTATCCTGAACATCCACGCTTTCCCGCAGTACCAGTGTCAGGAAATCGTCCGCATGTTCTACCCGCTAATCAACGGGAAGTGCATCGTTAGCGAACCGTCCAAGAACGACAACTATGCTGGCGACTCCGTGGTGTATTCCTCCTATAACAACATGATTGAAACTGTGAAGGGTCTTCTTACCGATGGCAAATGGATTGAAGTCGCTACTGAGGCGTCTGATAGGTTCCGCAGACACACCACCAAGCAGTGAGCCTGCAAAGGAAATCAAGCCTCCTCGTAAAGTGTACAAGTACACTGTCATCGAGTGCATCCTTGACGACTATGAACCCGTCAGGGAAGTCAAGCACTCGAAGCCAGATGTCCATTACCTGTTGATAACCGACAACAAGAAACTGAAGAGCAAGACATGGGATGTCCACCACATTTCTGAATATCCCTGCCTCGAAGGAATCAAGGATGTCATCGGGATTCTGAACTACGTGCGCTACCATACATTCGAGTTCGCAGACACGATGGTTTCCATCTATGTCGATGCGAGCATGATGATTAACAAGCCGCTTGACAAGCTGTACGACGACTTCGTGAACTCCAATTCCGACATCGGGCTTGCCATACATCCTTACAGGACGAATGTCTATGATGAACTCCGTGCTTGGCAGACAGCCCGTGGGCTTTCACCCGAGGAAGTGACCGCACAGCGGAAACTGTTCGGGAAGACGGGCTTCAACAAGTCCGTATTATTCCAGTCTGGAGTAATCATACGCCAGAATGTCAAGATTGTGAACATAATCGACGAAATCACATGGTCTTTCCTGAAACTGACTGGTGTTGACTGCTCGTCAGCAAGGCTGGACCAGACCGTTCTCACCTATGTTCTCGCAACCTATTTCAGCGGGGTCAAGTTCCTCCTGTTTACCCAGCATCTGATTCAATCGAGTTACATAACGTGGTGCAAGCACGGTTCGGACCAGCCTATTCTCATCGACAAGCGGTATTACGTCAGGCCATCGGTTTTCGGCGTCTGTGTGAACCCTTACATGATTGAACCTGTCGAAAATCCGAAAAATAAGATAATTTAATGACGACGGCGGGAGCAGGCCGTCAAGGATATTTGAATGCAGTTTGGTGTTATTGAAAAGAGAATCACTCGTTTATGGTGCAAGACCCCTGCCTTGCTTATCGGACCCCCTGGTATCGGAAAGACCCAGTTCTGCCGTTCGTTAGCAAGAATTCTGAAATTGGAGCTTGTCGTACTGGACTGCTCTCAGTCTGGTGACTCGGGCGACCTTATCGGCTTGCTTGAAATCGAGAACCATGTCCACCACCATACGAAACCTGACTGGATGGATGGAGAAAAACCGAAGCTGGTATTCATCGACGAAATCAACAGGGCCAAGGGGGAAATCATTGCGGCCTTGATGAAGCTGTGTTCTCCCGAGCAGTCGTTCAACGGGTTCACCCTTCCAGAAGGCTCCCGTGTCGTCCTCGCCATCAACCCGTCCAATGTTGACTCCAACCAAGTCATGCCGCTTAACCGTGCGCTGTACACCCGCTTCGCCCGTTACCGTGTCGAAGTTGATGCAAACTATTGGCTCAAATGGGCTGCAGGCGCTGGCATCAACCCAATCGTTTGCCGTTTCATTTCGGGTCACAACAACGCTTTGTACGTGGATGACACCGAGCTTGACTCCGAGGATGAAAACACCGCCAACCCACGTTCTTGGGAAAACTTCGCCCGTCTTTTCGACAATGCGTACAAGGCAGGGGATTATGTCGATACCTACGGAAACCCTGTTGCTGGCGGCATGGAAACCCTGCTGATAGACGCAACTTCCACCCTTGGGCCTGACATGGGCAAGACATTCACGGAATGGTTCAGGAAGAACGGCAACACCCTCGATGCTGACATGGTTCTTAAAGCGAAGGAAAGTGACTGGGCGAAATACAAGGGAATCATCGACGGTATGAGCGTTCCGCAGCTTACGAAGTTGAGCGACGGGGTTATCGCAAAGATGGACGAGGCGTACGACAAAGGAAAGCAGTCGAAGGAAATGTCGCTGAACTTCTGGTATTTCTACTTTGCCGTCCAGCCCGAGATACGGGCCCAGATGTACAACTTCCACCTGATACACCTTGTATTCCAGATTTCAGAGAACAAGGCCAACTGGCTTTCCCTCCTCAGGGAACATGTCGGTGCGGAGAAGAAGGAAATGCTGAAAGCAAGTTTCAGCGAGTTCAATCAGGTTAACTAATGTCGGCTTTATACAAGATAGAACAGGCAAAGACGATTCTGGGGTCGGTGAACGCTCCCGCCCTGTGCTATATCAACATGGCGGAACCTATTGTCGAGGATGACAGGACGAAGACGCTGATGATTGACGCACACCTGCCAGGTCACCTTTACCTTGTCGTGAACAGCCGTTGGGCCGAGATGATGGACCTGAGCGACCTTGCGAAGATTCTCTACATAGAGGCTTCCCGCATCGCCTTGC